GGCAACGACAAGAGTAGTCTTAACAACACCTTTAGGTTCTTTTAGATAATCCATCTCATCATCGTCTTCCTCGACCATACCATTTTCATCTACGTTTTCGATGATGTCGAGATCTTCCATTTGTTGCAGTTCAGATAAAGCACCTTTATGCATAGCTACAATTTGTTGTAGGCCAATATACCTTACAACATTGGCAGGTAACACATACTCTCCGGTAGACAGGTACGCTGGGATATCGTCGGCCACTTCTTCTGGTGTTGCACCTGGAGGGGGATCAGCAGGTTCTTCATCATCATCTTTAACAAAATCAGCTTCTTTTTCAACAGACCCTCCTCCTGCTTTTTTTGCTCTTTGTTTTTTGAGTTCTGCTTCCGCCTCTTCTTTTTCTTCTTCTGTTGCATCAGCAAAAGGGTCACGAGTAAAACTAGAGTCTTTCTTAAAAACCTCTTCTACAAAGTCCTTTAGATTTTTAGGACGATCTTTAGGCACAGGAACTTCTTTTGGCGCAGCCGTAAAGTCTGGAGACTCTTTAGCTTTTTCCATTGTTTCTTCTTGACGCTCTAGTAATTCTTCCATTTGTTTTTTGGTCATCTCTGCCATAATTAATCCCTTCTTGCTGACCCCTGCACTTCATCTCTCATGTGCATTAGTTTTTTTAGCGCAGTAACTGCACCCTGCGCCCTATGCAGAGTTGCTGCATCATCAGACTGTTCTAATACACGATGATGCTCGTTAATCTTCTCATTCAAATATAATTCTAATAACTCTGTAAAACGTGTCGTATTAACTAAAGGTAAAACTTGTTTAGCAAGTTTAGTATCCATTACCCACCTACTTGTTGTAACGCTTGGACAATTTCAGGAGGCAACTGCTGTTGCGATTGCTGTTGTTCTGGCTGAGGTTGTTCACCACCGCCTGTTGGAGCACCCTGTTCATCTGGAGCAGGTGCTTGACCAACTCCTATGTTACCACCACCAGTACCCATTGGGTCTTGTCCGACAGCAGTTTGAGGATCAGGTTGAACTTCTTTTTGCATTTGCTGTAACAAAAGTGCTTGACGCATAGCTTCTTCTGGATTATTAGTAATCTTCTCTGCATCCAGGTCCATTGTTTCTGCAATCTCACGCATAATGTATGGAAACTTTGCAAACGGTGCAAGAGTAGGATTGCTGACGATTTGTAAGAAACTAATCAATCTCTGTGATCTAACTTCATTGCGCATGAAGCTTTCAGTGCCACGAGCTTTTACTTCTAAGTCACCCTTAATCTCTGGGTCAAAGTCAAACTGCATATTAAAAGCAAACAATGCCTCACCCAAAGGACGTAATAAATAATCATCTAAGTTTTTAATCACAGTACGAATAGAACCACTCGCAGCACCCATCAGCATAGAGATACCAGATGCAGTTCGACCAGTGCCTTGAACACCTGTCTGCCCATAAGAGTACGACGGTAGACCAGAGGACTCGTCAGCGAGAACGCGAGCCTTATCAAAAAGCATCATATTCTCACCGGACACGTTAGGAAACTTCGTGCCAAAGATTGCTTGCCCTGGTGCGCCACCTTGTCTGCGGAAAACCTTACCAGGATAAACAGTCAAGTCTTGACCAGGAGTCAGGTTAGATTCATCTACTTCGATTAACAGGTTCCCAGAAAGAACAGCGTTGTCAACTGCTAATCGCATGAAGCCATTCATGAGAGTTTGCGTATCATCCATGTTCTCAGCGAGTCCCACACCGAAGAAAGAGTACGGGTTAACTTCGTAAGGGGCTGCAAAGTAAGGTATTCTTTTAGGCGTGAAAGGGTTGATAACAAAGCGTAATACTTCTCCGTTACATACCCAACAATTGATTTGAACTTCATCTTCATCTTTGTAATCATCAGGGATCTCCAAGTTATTGTCACGAGCTATCTGAGCATCAACAGTACCCCAAAACTCTAAAACTTCAAATCTTTCAATACCAGTGCCAGAATAAGCTGCATTTCCTTCAGCAGTTTGATTATCGTCAAGATCGTTTTCCCACCACTCACGAACATAGTCTGGCCCATACTTAATAGCTTTTTCAATAGATTCAGATCTAAAGTATGGTCTTTTCTTTAGGTATCTAATTTGAGATCTAGTCATTCTATGACGCTCAACAACATAGTCACAGTCATACATGCTGTAAGCATCTGGATCTGGATAAAAGTTCCAAAGAGAAGTATACTCAACTTGCGGAACTGTTTTTACAATTGGGCTATACTCACCCTCATCGTCCCAGTTAGAATACTCTTTGTCAAAAGCAAACGGACCTTTCATAATACCAGTACCAAAGGTCACACATTCAAAGCAGCTAAATCTAAGATGTCTAGTTGCAGCAGATTCCTCTAACTGATCCTTAATCTTCTTTTCCATTTTTTTAGCAGCAACCATCGCAGGTTCAAACGTAATAGAACTTGGGGTAGCGCCTACACCTTCTTCTAGTCCTTTAACATCTGCAAGCTTTTCTTCTAATGGGCCTAACTTTTGTGCTAAACTTTCGGCTGTCTCACCTGGGGCAAAATCCATATCATCGCCAGGGAAGCCGTATAAACTGTTAAATTGTTCTTCTACTTGTTGTGCAGCAGGGTCAACATTAACTGCTTCAACAACACCTTCAGGAAGTGTCGTAGGATCTACACTAATCGGAAACTTATTCTGACTAAACAGAACATCAATTAGCTGACCATACGCTGCCAACACTTTCGTTTTCGTAACCTTAATAAACACACGCGACTTTTCCGTTTCAGTAAACTGAACGTCTGGGCCATAGATGCCCCGATAGTTTCTATACGCTTGAAGCCACCTTGATTCATCATGATATCTTGCATCCTTTGCTCTTTCAAATCTATCTTCAATGTAACTCACAATGTTACTATACGAACCCTTATCTTCATCACCGTCATCAAGAACATTAATAGTATCATTTTCGTAGGTATCGGACATAGTAACTCCTGTTAATATCCAAATCGGTTGTCAGAAGGACGCCAATTTGTTTTGGGTGTGTTTTCGTACGCAGTTCGTAAGTTAGTTGGCCTAGAAGAAACCATATACCTTAGTGCATCATAAGCGTGATCTTCAGCATGAGTATCGACATCTTCTGGGTTTCTTTTATCTAACGGGATAGACGCTAACTGTCTAATTACATTAGGACACGTTTCAAAAAATCTAATCCCTGGTTCATCAGTATCTTCATCGACCATTAGTCTTTTGTGAATCTCAATCTTACCACTTACACGAGATCCTGGTGATCTATCAGACGGTCTAAATCTACATCCCTCTGCATTTAGAGTTTCTGCAATAGATGGTCCTCTGTCACCTCGTCTAGCCCAGCAACTACTATCCAACACTGCATCATGGATTCGTCCGTCGCCCTCTTCAACTTCTCTAATCATGCGACCTAGTTGATCTGCCGTTAGTCGATTGACATAAAGCTCTCTATAAATCCAAATGTTATTATCGTAATCTATAGCACCCCACAAAATAGCAGAGTGAGAAGAGAACCCAAAGTCAGCAGCCCTAATCCTAGTCCAACCATGAGGAACCTCAAAAGGCTCTACTACATGAGTGACTCTGTTAAAGTCAGGGAACGCGCCTTCTTCAACAACATCCCAGTCTCCATAAAGAAACTGCTTACGTTTAACTTCTGGCAGCGATGCCAACATAGCAATGTAGCTGCCGTCTTGAGTTAGATAAGGATTATCCCAAACTGAGGCAGGAATAAACTTTCTGGTAATCTCAGTAGAAAGTGTCTTACCCTCTAACTCATATTCTACTTTTTCTGCAAACCGTGTATTAGGTTTTGCTGGCTCAATAAATAATTCTTTTACCCAACGAGATCCGATGTTACCTGGGTTTCCTGTAGCTCTCATGTGAAGCGGTATGCTAGTATCCGCTGACCGTAAAGAGGATCTTAGGAAGTGCCACACATCAGGAGAACCATACTGCGGTAATTCGTCTACGCCGATCCAAGAATACGATTGACCTTGATAACGCAAAACGTCTTGCAGATTTTCGCAATATCCGAACTCAATACGAGCACCGGATGGGAAGTGCCAAGTATTCTCCTGAGTTTTGAACTTTGCACCAGGGACCACCTTTGGATAAATCTGTTGCGTTTGAAAGATAACATCACGCAATTCAGGCATTGACCTACGAATTAGTAATGCACGAGACGTAGGCTTGTCAACAAAACGTAGAGGAGCAATAAGAAGACTGTAAGTCTTACCCCCTCCTCTAGCCCCGCCGTAAAATACCTCCCGTTCATTAGCCGACAAAAAGTCTGTCTGGGGGCCAGGATTAGGGCGGAATGCAACTTCTCTAGTATCTTCAATAGGCTCATCTGCAAAATCAAGACCCTCTACGATGGACTGTTCTTTTTTAGATTTAGCTTTATCTAGTCGTCGTTTAGCTTGCTCTGCTTTAATCCGAGTTTGCTTCTCAGTATTTTTAAGATCTTCAAGCTTGCGCTGTTCAGGAGTAAGTTTCTTACGACGTTTCTTGCGTCTGTCATCAAGCTCTTCCTCGGTCCAGGCAAGTTTGTGTAGTCTAGTTCCAGATAGTTTACGGTTCGTTTCTGCTTCCAGCCAAGCTGCAACAGATCTAACTGAACGTCCTGATCTAACATGTTCAATAGCCTCACCCAAAAGTTCTAACGCCTTTGGATCGGGAACATGCCAACCTACTCCATCGTCATCTACTTCTCTGTCAAAACCAAAAGGTAACTTACCTCTAGCTCTGTACTTTTCAGATCTTAGATGATTAATCTTCGGATGTGCCATCCTCTTCCTCTAGCGGCGGTAAAATAACAATAGCCGCCCCATTTGTTTTATGTTCTACTTTTTCAGTCTTCACAATACCAGCGCGATCAAGAATCTCTTTGGCCGCTGCTAGTCTATCTTTGTTGCCTAAAGCACTAGGATCATCTAAGATGCCTGACATGGACAGCACAGCTTTAGGAGCATTAGCCGCCAACATATATTCAGCCCGTTCCATAATCTCTGACTTTAGACTACGGATTAGTCGGGCAGGATATTCTGTAGAGGCATAGCCAGCAATATTCATGGCTTCCCTAAAGTTACCCTGCGCCTCACCAAACAAGGCATTCAAAAACTTTTCTTGTTGCTCTGTCATCCTTTAGAATTTTTCCTCGCTGGTTTATTGTAAAGCGCCCCACGACGGGTAAACAAACCACCCTTTTTTCTTCCGGGTTCTTCACCACGAGCTACCAACGGATCAAGTTCATCACCTTTATCGTAGGTTACGTTGATCCCAAATTTTTCTTTAAAAAACTTTTTAGCCGCTTCTTCGCTAAACCGTCCTGGTTGTCTAGTCTCAGTCCTAGTGTTTCTTGAGCCTTTATCTTTTTCTGCGCGACGATCAGCAGCTTTTCTTTTAGAGGCAGCTTCAGCTTTTCGAGCTGAACTAATTGCATTTTCACGCAACTGACTTCCAGGCGTAGATCCAAGATCTCTTGTTTTTGTAATAGGAGCAACAGGAGTAGTTTTTTTAGGTTTAGACTTAGTATCTACAGTCTTAGGCCGAGCCTTTGGTTTAGTTGCTTTAGGAAAGGCAACACCACTTTCTCCTGGCATAGCTGTCTTACGTTTAGGTTTAGCAGCACCAGTTCTTCCAACTTCTGAGTCAGCACTTTGTCTATTTGTATCTAGTAACCT